CGCGTGATTGCACGTACTGGCCCAACATGCGCAAGCGCCCATTCTGTTCTTCAGTCGCGAGGACAGGCAAAGGAAACCAACTCTGAAACTGCTGCCAAGCAGGATCAAAGTCGGCCTTTGGATTGTCTTCGTGATTGATTTGGAGATGGACAGCATACCTGATATCACCGTACCAAAAACTCTTGCGAGCGTATTGGAAACGGAGGTATGTAAAATCCAGGCTACCGTTCCGATCAAGGCCAACTCTACTTACATGCCTTTCCAGGCTGTAGTGGTAGATTATTCGTTGGCTGTCGAGAATGGATGTTATACCTGAATCTTGCGGATAGTGCTCGGGAACGAACTTGATACGGCCCGTCACGAGCTTGAGAAGATTGAAGAGATAGGCCAAGTAGAGCTTGTCGTACATATACGTAACAGGACCAAAGTACGTTTTGTACTTTGTTAAAACCTGATTAATCGTACGGTACAACCAAGCTTCATTGTCCAACCTCCTCATCGTCTCGGGCGGCCCCTTTATGTAAAGGGGACGGACGTCCCTGCCGTGGAAATAATCACCACCGCAGCTCTCCCGGAAAAACTCTTCTCCAAAAAAGCTCTTGTCTGAGTTGGCCACGAGGCCAACACATGTACAAGCTCGAAGGAAAAGAGGTACGGCAGCGCAAGGGATAATCACATCATCACCGAAGGTGTGTGTCCTATCCTTTAGCTCGTGCATGGCTTGCTTTATGTCGATGAACGCAGTACCTGGTGGGAACATCCCATCAGTAATCGACTGAGCAGCCATGGCCATACTCCAGAAAACCAACGTTTCAACAGGAAATGTTGTTGCATTGCCCATTGAACTAATCATATTCAGAGAGACCTCACGGTCCTCCTTGCCGCTTTTGTACCTAGCGACCGGGCTCCGAATATCATGTAGAATGGCTGACCACTGTTTTGGAAACAGATAGTCAACCAAACCAATGGAGATCCGGTCAGATGCGTTGGAAAAGTCAATCGTCCCCATTTTATTGGAGACGGAACCCATCCAGGCAATCTTCCGGTGTTTCCTTTGGTCGTTGGCGAGAGAAAGACCCCACTGTTCCATTGCAGAATTCAACATTGCTGCTGTACCCTGTTGCAAGAACATATTAAATGTGGGCTCAGGACAGATCGTTCGATCTATAACTGACGTCTTTGGAACAGTGCAGAGCTTCGACCCAACCACTACCTGTAAGCAGTCCAACGGACGGAGTCCGTTAAAACTAGCAATCGCCCTCCAGATTTCTGGGAGGACGGTTTCCAGCAGTGGAAAGTATCTCGAAGCCATAGCCGTCGATGAGATCGGTGCCTTAAACTTGCGTTCAAGGGAGGTGTCCGTAAACGGAACACCGACCGACACGCCAGATGAATGCTTTGCGCACTCGATCATGGTTG